GCAGATTGGACTATTTGGGTAGACACTATTCGTGAAAGCAGATATGCCGATACTAATGCCGCATTTGTAGAGCCGGAACAATATGATTTTCGCATTACAGAACAAGATGCTGAAAAATGGGCAGAATTTATCGGTAATCATATTCTAGAAAATCGACGACGTCCTAAGTTTGATTGGAAAAAAGAAACAGTACAGATGTTAGGACGCTGGCAACCGTGGCATGACGGACATCGTGCGCTGTTTGAACGGTTAATTGCTCGTACTGGACAGGTAGTAATACAAATACGCGATGTGCAAGGTTGGCAAGGTAGTAATCCATTTGAAGTTGACAAAGTTAAAGCATTTATTCGACGTGATTTAGATCCTATCTATCAAGGACAATACGAGATACAAGTGGTTCCTAACATTGTACACATTGGATGGGGTCGCGGTGTGGGCTATACCGCCGGCGAAGAGGCATTTGAACAATCAGTTACTAATATCAGTGCTACTAAAATACGCAAGGAGTTAGGTCTTGAGTGATAGTAGTATTAGAAGTCTCGCCAAAGCAGTTAGTTGGCGAGTAACTGGAACAATAGATACATTCATAATATCTTGGATAATTACGGGACAAATTTTACTGGCTAGTGGAATTGCATTTACAGAAATAATGACAAAAATTGCTTTATTTTGGCTTCACGAGCGTGTTTGGAACCGTATAATCTGGGGTAAACAATAAATAAAACTATTAACATATCCGAATAAGGAGAAAACGATATGACAAGCATTACATTAGAAACGCCGGTAGTTGTTGTACCAGCACAAGAAGCAAAAACTTCAAATACATTTACAGTTTCTCACATTGAAGAAAATTATGGATGGGATAATACAGACAATAACAATAGAGCGCCTGGTCGTCCAAATACGGTAGTCGCTACAGTTATTCTTAATCTTGATCCGTATATTGAACGCAGAGTTACAGTATGGGAAGGCGATGACTATCTAGCAGTTCGAGGAACATGGACTGATCAAGATATGTATGCTAGAATTAAAACTTTATTAGTTTAATCTTTAAACCAGTTCTAATAGTATTTCTATTTTATTACGAATAGACTTATTATTTAAGCTGGTTTTCACCCCTTGATGCAAGGGCTTCGGCCATTGGTTAACGTTGCACCAAGCATACCCGGCATGTTCTTCATTTAACGTAGGGATGAACTCTTTTTCTACAAGCAATACGTAGGTATTGTAGTGGAATTGTTGATCATTGCTAATAAACAATTCTAGCGGTATAATCTTTTTAATAGCGGGAATTTTGCCAACTTCTTCAGATACTTCTCTTTTTAAAGTATCATAAGGTGTATGATCTGTTGGTTCTTTTTTTCCACCGACTAGTCCCCAAGTGCCTGCAGTCTTACCTTGTGTTCTTAATAAAAATAAAAATCTTTTAGTATCTTTTGCTAAAAATAAACCACCACTACAAATTATTTCTGTCATAAAATTAAACGCCACGCACCGGGATCATAAACACCTTCAAATGTTTTAGACCATTGTTGTCCATCCCATTTATACTGTATCCCTGTATATGAATTAATTATATATGTAATATCTTTAACTTGCAATGAATTGAATATAATAGACCACTTAGTACCATCCCATTTTACTATATCATTAGCTGAAGCTGTAAAAGATGTTTCGTCGGTATTTTTCCAAGCATCCTGCCCCTCAAATATATCTTCTAAGATTAAATATCTAGACCCCAAAGATGAAGCTAGCGGATTAAATGTTCTTGGATTAATAATAGCATCTATAGTACCTCTTCCATCTATTATAGTATTTGTAGGAATGGTATCCCCATCTATACTCATTGCCATGGTCGAGTCATCTGTTGGATTTAGACTAACATATGAAACTATTTCATTTCCGTCTGCCTTCATTAATCTTATTTGACTTAGTCCTGCTTTAAATTCTCCAGGATATAAGTCTAGCAAAGTTCTCCAATTTCCTTTGTTAACGATTTCTGATATATTTGTAATACCATCTGTGTTGCCTTGTTTAAAAGGTAATAGGGTGGCTGTATTATTAAGAACCAAAAGACTATAGTTGTTAGGAGTAATCACTGTTTTACTATCTGCTACTCTGCCGGCAAATAAATCAGCTAATCCCATATCCTTATATGCGCCACTGGCCACTGTGCCTTCTGGGTCATTATATAAATTGGTTATAATTTTAGTAATAATTCCTAGTTGTTTTACTTTAGCTGGGGGAGTTATCCATATTGGTGCTGAAAAATTTAGACTACAAATTGATATATCGCTTTCAAGTCCTTGAGGAATAGTTCTACTTTCAAATTGTTGACTTGCTAATTCAACAACACTAAGGCTAGTCCAATCTATATAGTTGTCTGTGGTTTGAATTTCTAAACTAGGATTAAATAAAACCACGATCTGTTCCCAAAGTTGAAGTTTTTGTTCGGTGTTTGTGGTCCATATATCAGCAGTAAACGTTGCTAGATACGGCGTAGGCATTAATCTTTCTACGGTATAATTTGCACCCTGAGTATTTAGGTATTCATTACCTTGCTCATCATAGGCCCTTTCTCTGATACTAACCTTGCTGACAAATGTTGGATCCTGTAATCTATCCCTATCAAATTGCATGTCTTTAATATAACAGGCAATAAATGGCGCACTTTGAATAATATTTTCACTATTCTTTTTCATAATTGCGGCAACCTGCCTATTCATATCTCCATAACGAACAGGAACTTCTACCAAATTTCCCTTGGCATCTTTATAACTAAAGTTGCTCATTAACCTCATAAATTGTGTCAGATATCTGCGTACCTGACCATCATAAAACCAGTCGGCCATAATTAATCAACGGGATTTACCGTTGCCCCCTTCTTGCTATATGTAAATTTATAAATTACCATTAATTATCCGCCTGTGGTTTTAATGCTTTGCTCAACGCCTGCTTTTCTTTAACTATTTGACCGTTTATTGTTGAAGTAGTTATGTTATTAATAAATGTACCTTTTTGGTTTTGTCTAACTGCTTTCCCTGCAAAATTTGCACCTGGGGCGGTATCTTCATTACCTGTATTATCAAGAGTCATTCTTACATTATCTTCAAATTTAATCCAACGAATGCCATCATATCTAAATAATCTATTTGGAAAGAAATCAGTTCTTAAATGAAATTGACCAACAACGGGATTACTAGGAAATGCTGTATTAAATGTATACGGAGCTCCGTTAGGTGGTATTGCATCGCCTGTTAAATAACCAACATAGTAATCTTGTTTAGGGCTATGCAATATCACACTGGCATCCATTACAGGGTTTTCTGTACTTGCATCTGCATCTAATGTTGTAGTGTCGACAAGGTCAACCTTTCCATCATCTCTTGTTGGAATAACAAAAAAGTTTTTAGTATCAAAACCACTAGTAGGACTATCTGCTTCTGCTTGAGCAATTATTGCCTGATTAATTTCAATATTCTTTTTATACACGCTGAGCACATCTCTTAGAGAATTAGTTCCATCGCCGGAATCTGCATCTAAAATTTCTTTGAACTCCTGACTATCAACTAATGGTGTACATTTTGCTCTTAATAAATGCGGATACCATGTTTGGCTAAAACCGGTAGCGGCACGACTTACATCAGTTACTACATAAAACCTTTTCAATGCTACCATAGCATCATCTAATGCATATTCGTCTTTCAAATGCGGTAATTCTAAGACATCTCCCGCCATTATTTTGCGTCCTAACGAATCCACCGTTCCGCGTAAATGGAATGTGATCATTATATTGTCGTTTTGTAAAAATAATCCAAATTGCGTAAGATTAAAATCTATATCTTGCATGGTATAGATACCGCGTAACTGATAAACATCAGGAGCATAATGTCTATCTCTATTTTCCATGAATAAAATATCTTGTATTCCTAATTCTGGAATAGGATTGTCGTTAGTAGGTATAGACGGAGTTGCTGATCCGTCTGTAGGATTAACAGGACCTAAATATTTGTGTACAAAAATATCAGTCCCGCCGACTTGGAATTCCTCGTTAATTGTACGATCAAGGAATCGAAAATCGTTGCCCTTTT